TCACCTGAGTAATTCAATAGTTTCACGTAATTGATCTAAAGTTTTATGTGTATAAACTCGCTGACCGGTATCGCCCGAAGCGTGTCCCATCAAAAGATCCATACATTTCGTATTTGCTCCGGCATTATCTAGGCGTGTTCGGAAGGTATGTCTTGTTTCATGAATCGTATGAGACATTCCGTATTTTGACTGTGCTCTCATGTATAGTTTATGAAATCCAGCATATCTGAGCCTCTCTGCTTTTGTTTCAGCACAGAGATAATCTCCTTTTTCAAAACGTTTTAAAACAAGCGATTGGATCTTGCTATGAATAGGTATAATTCTTTCTTTACCTGCTCTTGTTTTTATCCCGTACTGAATTGTCATATTTTCAAAATCGACCATAGAACGTTGGATACTTAGATATTCCGTAACCCGGTAACCTGTATAAAGTAAAATTAAAATTGAAACGACAGTAGGGTCATCGGTATGCTGCCACAGTATTTTAATCTCATCCTCTGTGTAAGGTGCTTTGGTGTTGGGGTCAACAGAAGCCGAAGATAGCTCGTCTGAGCGTTTTTTTGCGATGACGTCCTGTGTGTATGCATAGCTGTCTAATCGCCGCCAGAGTGCTTTTATGGCAGCCTGAGTGCTATAGCCTTTACCGCATTTATCTATTGTCTGCTGCATCTGATATGTGGTGATGCTGGAGTAGCTTTTAATTTCCAAGACTTTGATATGCCTGTAGGCTCCTTTCAATGCTCTCTGATTGCAATCACCCAATTTAGGCAGCTCGTCTTGCTGCCATCGCTCAAATAGCTCAGAGAGTGTAATACTGCGCTCCAATGGATCGTAAGGACTCTTATTGTACTCGATCAGCATTTCCAAACCTTGATCATAAGTCTCAGCGTACCCAATCCGATCAAATATCGGGTAACCCTTATCAGTATAACCTTTAACGGGCCCGCGGACCTCATAGGGCTTCCGGCGGCTGCCAGAGAGCTTGATGACGGATCCAGTGCCGTTTGGTCTTCGTTTCATTGCAAAAAGCCTCCTTTTATCGTAAAATAGAGGCATAGTAAAAGGGATGACCGACCAAGTCATTTTTACTATGCTGAAGGATCGGATTGCAGTCTGATCCTTCTCGCCTGCCGGCTGCAACCGGTGGGCTTTTTTATGTTAGAAAATTAGTACATACGTTGATGAATAGCCTTGATTCTCTATTTACAAATTTTACCTGTAAAAGCTACTATTTGATCTCAACCTGCGATTAACCGCCTAAAAACAGTCTTTGTAACAATTTTTAAGCCGATTTAATTCATGCGATATAATTTAGACAGATGACAACCGCGGATAAATCAAAACAGGGGTGATTTTAATAGATAAAATTTTTTAGCTCTTGAGATTTTGCTGATAGTAAGCCAGATAGATATAAATAGGAGTTTAATCTATCTAGTTGAGTAGCTTGAAAATAATTCCAGTAACTGGTAATATCTAACTAAAGAAAAGGTTCCGGAACCTCCATTGATCAGGAGGAGTAGAATGATGAATGCAGAAGATTATATAAAGCTTATAGATGAGATGTTGTACAAAATAAGCGATATAGGATCGATCAAAAAAATATTTGATTATGTCTATATGATATTTAGACATTTCATTTAATCTTTCATAACCGTGTTTAGAAATTCTCTGAATACGGTTCTTTTTTCTTCTGGAAGAAGTAAGTATGCAGAAATAATTTTCCGATCCAAGTCAGTCAGATTGTATTCGCTGACCAGTTGATCAAGCATATCATCTGGAACGTGCTCAAACATCTCTCCTTTGCCGTCGCGCAGCCAAAAATAATTAACTTTATACTTCAAACAAATAGATCTTAGCATTTGTTCTGTGAGGATTCTTGCGCCTGTCTCGATGGATGCTATCGCGCTCCTGGTTACGCCTAATTCATGTGCAAATTCAGTTTGATTCAAATTTAGAGCCTTTCTAAGCGCTCTTAGTCTATCTTTAATATCCATAATTTCACCTCGCAAAACAATTATAACACAAAATGTTACTTTGTAAACAACTCTCTTGACATAGTGCACATTGTGACGTATTATGTATTCATAGAGACAGGAGGTGAACATATGAACCTGGAAAAAGAAAAAAAAGCAGCTGATGAACTAATCAACAACTGCTTGAAGAAGATGCCTGAGGACAAAAAACGAGACGCGCTGATGGTCTTGATTGGAATGAGTTTGTCGGATGCTTCGTTCCCCAGTAGCATTTTCGCAAGCCACAGAGCAGCCGGAAGATGACCGAGAGAAGAAAGCGAGGTGAGTAGATGAACGAAACATTGGAACAAACCATCATCTGTATATGCAAGTGGATTCAAGAAGAATTAAAAAATACTTCCAGTGGTCAGACTGAAAGTATTTTGCCGGAAGTAATAAGAGCTTTAGCGGAGTTGGTCAGAGCGAGCCTATACTGACCCCTGCCTGCCTTGAATTCTTAATGGCTTCTCTGATAGTTTTGTAAGCTTTTAAGTACATTTCTGCAAGTTCTTCAGGTGTAGTTTCACTGGTTGCGTGCTTCTCACAGTAAATTAAAGCCAAAGCTTCCGAACGTGTTGCAGGAAAATTTGAAGAATCCGACATTTTTTACGGCCTCCTTTCTTGACTCAATTATATCAAGAATTTCTAACTTATGGAGAGTGTGGTGAGTAGATGATCAAGATTCTATCTCTGTTAGAATGCCTTGCCATGGGGATTATGGTCGCTTTGTTGTTAAGCACGAAAAGTAGATTAAAAAAAGGCAGCACTGAGGATCGATTGTCGGAGATCGAAAGTCAAGTGTGGTGCCTTTACAAATTACTGAGCATTTATTTGATCGGTAGAATCTTGCAGATTTTGATTCAGATGATTTAAGAAAGAAGGTGAGTAGATGAACGAAAAGATGGAAGTGAAAATAAAAAACCTCGATGAATTCAACAGATTGTTGGAGAATCTGAAAAATGCTTTCGAGGCATTGAATGGTTTTGAATTCATTCTTGAAAGTAAGCGATGGGAATTCGATCACACAATCAAGCTCTCATCGGAAGAACTTTCAGAAATTATCAAATCTTACCTTTTGTGAGGTGAACGAATGAAACCGAAGGAAGAAATCTCAAAAAGATCAATCGACGATATACAGAACCAAATATTGAAGATCCTTATCGACGATATCGCAATTGAGAGAAAGAACCGCACTAAAAATGTAAGTGCCCTGCTTGTATTAGTATTAATACTGTTTGGATTACTTGCAGTATGCATGATATCGCTGCTGATATTATCGCTACAAGTAGCACGAATGTAAGAAAGCGAGGTGAGTGAAATGCGTGTTGTGTCAAGTATAATCTTTCCTTTTGAAATTAAAAAAGTGGGAGACAAACATAAACTCCTGCATAGCGCAGGATTCGCTGGCTTTGCAGAAGCACAAGCATCAAGAAAGTATCAGTACTATTATGACTCAAAAATCAATGGACTTAGTGATGAAAACGAAATACATTTTTACGGCTTCGTGAATGCGCCCGCTGGGGTTTGTGCGAGAAAAGGAATTTGCTTGAGGATATATCTCAGCAAACGATTTTATCTGCCGCACTTAGTTATTGCGATTATTAAAGAAAGAGGTGAAATGAAATGTCATACGCGAAGAGACTCGAACTAGCCTTGATCGAAGCTGATCTGAAAGCTGCTGAACTGAGCCGCCGGACAGGTATCTCCAAGGCGTGTTTGAGCCAGTACCTGTCTGGTGTATCAATTCCACGAGAAGATCGACAGGAGCTGATCGCAGACGCTCTGAGTAAGGATCTCGACTGGTTTTTTCCGGAGAAAGATGAACCGATTCCGGGCGCTGATGAAGAATTACCCGATGGAAGGGTACCCGTATATCTCGCAGCTGCAAAACTCCAAATGAGTCCGCAGAAGTTAAGACAAGCTCTACAGCAAAAAAGAGCTCCGTTTGGTTTCGCTGTCTGGTCAGAAAAGAGTTGGACTTATCACATTTGTGGTGCGCAGCTCAAAGCTTACCTAGGCATAAAAAAAGAATCCTCGGCTGCAACCGGGGAATCAAGATGATCACATTGGCTTGAGATCATCTCTATTTTATCACAACACCAGTCAAATACAAATTCAAAAGACTCAAAAAAACCTTAGAATTAACGCTTGTTTGCTCAATGCAGGAAAGCATATCAAGATAACGATCTTCCTCTGGAAAATCAGGACGCAAAACTACATGTCGGATGTCATCCGAAACTGTATCAAAATCATTTATCCATTGTTTAAAGGTCACAATAATCACTCCTTTACTCCAATTATAAATTAATTTGTAGACGAGTGCCGAGGTAAAAAATGCTGACCAGCCGCTGCAACGGTTTAAATAATGGATCACAGCATAGTAAAAAAGGAGAATGAAATGAAAAAATATCGGCTTAAGCGATCATCACTGGTAGTCCTCACAGCTGCGGTAACTGCCGGCATAACGCTTAATCTACCGGCCGCAGAAGCTGAGTCACCAGCTGTGGAGCCGGTGACTGTGATCGAGCTCTACCAGCCAGACACGCCAGCTTATACGGCCGAGATGGACGTCAGCTGGCACGAGTGGCAGCCAACAGGTAAGGCGGCCGGGGTTATCCCAGTGGCGCTGCTGGAGCTGGCAGAGGAGTACAACATCAGCCCGGTCTATGCTGCAGCTGTGTTTGTCCTTGAAACCGGGTGGGGAAGCTCATCGGCATGGCTCAATAATCACAACCCGGCCGGTATCCGGTGTGGAAATCGATACTGCAGCTACTCAACGGCTACAGATGGTCTTCGGCGCATGTTTGAGGTCATGCAAGATTATTACAGTAACGGTCTGACTACAGTAGATCAGCAGCGCTCGCTGTGGTCAGAGGCCGAAGACACGGATTTAATCGTCCAGTTGATGATCCAGCTGGCGGAAGGGAGATAACAATGGAAACAGTAAAAATAAATCAGCTCGAAATTGAAAACGTCAAGCGAGTCAAAGCGGTCAAGATTGAGCCAACAGCCAACGGCCTAACCGTCATCGGTGGCCGTAACAGCCAAGGTAAGACATCAGTCCTCGACAGCATTGCCTGGGCGCTGGGCGGTGATCGCTACAAGCCTTCGCAGGCACAACGGGACGGATCTGTCCTGCCTCCGCAGCTACACGTCGAGCTGTCCAACGGCCTGATCGTGGAGCGTAAAGGTAAAAACAGTGACCTCAAGGTTATTGATCCAAGCGGACGCAAAGGTGGCCAGCAGCTGCTTAATCAGTTTGTGGAGCAGCTGGCATTGGACTTGCCTAAGTTTATGAGTGCATCGGGCAAAGATAAAGCGCAGACGCTGCTGCAGATTATCGGCGTAGGTGACCAACTTGCCAAGTTGGAGATGGACGAGCAAAAGCTCTATCAAGAGCGGCTGTATATCGGACGTACTGCAGACCAGAAAGATAAATTTGCCAAGGAAATGGAGAGTTTTGAGGGTGTGCCGAAGGAACCAGTTTCGGCGTCCGAGCTGATCCGTCAGCAGCAGGATATCCTGGCCAAAAATGGTGAGAACCAACGGAAGCGCGAACGAGTATCTCAATATGAGTATCTGGTAAGCGCTAAAACAGAGGAAGTAGCTCGATTGCAGCAACAGCTACAGATTAAACAAGCCGAGCTGCAGCAGGCCCAAGCAGACCTGCAGATCGCAAAGACCTCTGCATTAGATCTGCATGACGAATCTACGGAGGAACTGGAGCGGAATATCACGGAAATCGATGAGATTAACCGGAAGGTAAGGGCCAACCTGGATAAAGAAAAAGCGGAAGAAGACGCTAGGATCTACAAAAACCAATACGACGCCCTGACTGTGCAGATCAACGATATCCGACAGGCAAAGGTGGATCTGCTTAAGGGAGCTGATCTGCCGCTGCCTGGGTTGTCAGTGCAGGATGGCGAGCTAATCTATCAGGGGTACAAGTGGGACAACATGTCCGGATCCGATCAGCTCAAGGTGGCCACAGCCATCGTCCGCAAGCTCAATCCACAGTGCGGTTTTGTCCTCTTGGACAAGCTCGAGCAGATGGATCTGCAGACGATGCAAGAGTTCGGCAGTTGGTTGGAGTCACAGGGGCTGCAGGCCATTGCGACACGGGTCAGCACCGGGGATGAGTGCTCAATCATTATTGAGGATGGCACGGTAGTCGGGCAGCCAATGGCATCAGTACCAGAAGCGCCGCGCTGGAAAGCAGGTGAGTTCTGATGTTTGAAATTTCCAACGGTAAGATTCAGACCGCAATTAAAACAGTTATTTACGGACCCGAGGGCATTGGTAAATCTACCTTTGCCTCCCGGTTTCCGGACCCTCTGTTTATCGACACGGAAGGCTCAACAAAATATATGGATGTTAAACGGCTTCCAGCACCGTCCAGCTGGTCGATGCTGATGCAGGAAGTCCAGTATGTTAAATCAACGCCAGGGCTTTGCAAGACGCTGGTGATTGATACCGCAGACTGGGCTGAGCAGATGTGTATCAAACAGATCTGCGCTCAAAAAAACTGGAGCGGCATTGAGGACGCCGGCTGGGGCAAGGGTTATACTTACTTAGCCGAAGAGTTTGGTAAGCTGCTTAATCTTTTAGAGGATGTCGTCAGATCAGGGATCAACGTTGTTGTAACGGCTCATGCCCAGATGCGTAAATTCGAGCAGCCTGACGAGCTGGGATCCTATGATCGTTGGGAGCTCAAGCTGCAGAAAAAGACAGCGCCAATGGTCAAAGAGTGGGCGGATATGGTGCTGTTTGCCAACTACAAGACGATCGTCGTCAATGTCGACGGACAGGGCGCAATCAAGGGTAAAAACAAAGCCCAGGGCGCAGGCCAGCGGGTCATGTACACGACCCATCACAGCTGTTGGGACGCGAAAAACCGCCATGGTCTTCCGGATGAGCTGCCGTTTGATTACACTGCTATCGCTCATTTATTTGCGGATCAAGCTGCAGTGCAGCCGCCGATCCAGCAACCAGTACAGGCACCGATCCAACCGGTACAACAGCCAGTCCAGGCAACACAGCCAGTCACTCAGCCAACACAGCTACTGCAGATGGATATCACCGCGGGAGAAGGAATCCAAGAAGGCCAGCTAGTGCAGCCTTATCCGCAGTTTGATGTTGATTATAGCGGAATACCGCAAGCATTAGTTGACTTAATGAAAAAGGACAATATCATGCCGATGCAGATCCAGCGTGTTGTGGCAGAAAAAGGATATTACCCTTTGGATACACCGATAAGCAATTATGATTCTGGGTTTATCCAGGCAGTGTTGGTCGCGGCCTGGGATCAGGTAGTCAATGCGATCTTACACTTAGATGTACCATTTTGAGGAGGAAATAAAAGATGACACAGTATAATCCTTACGCACAGCAGACACAGTACGGACAGCCGCAACAGAACCAAGAGGTAGAAAAAGCTTATGATTGGAATGACACAATCACAGAAGATGCTCGGGAGTTCATTTTACTTCCCGACGGTGATTATGAATTTGTTGTGGAATCCTTTGAACGCCAGCATTTTTCAGGAAGCGAGAAAATGCCGGCATGCCCTAAAGCGATTTTGAATATTCGCATACTTGCGCCGGAAGGTATTACTTATGTAAAACATCAATTATTACTGCACTCCCGTGTACAGTACCGTCTTTCTGAATTCTTTACTTCAATCGGTCAAAAGAAAAAAGGGCAACCAATGCGGATGAACTGGTCAGCAGTCCCTGGGGCGCATGGCCGTTGCAAACTTGGGCATCGGCTATATGAAGGAAATACATACAACGAAATCAAGCAGTTTTATCCGGCTCCAGAACCTGGTCAAACACCAAACGGGAATCAGTATACGCCAGGCGCATTTTAAAAGGTGATCGGTCATGGAATTAAGACCGTATCAATCAGAAGCCAAAACAGCCATATTTGAACAGTGGGACCAGGGGAAGAAAAAGACGCTCCTGGTCTTACCTACAGGCTGTGGTAAAACGATCGTCTTTGCCAAAGTCACGGAGGAATGTGTCCGACAGGGCAAACGTGTCCTGATCATGGCGCACCGCGGAGAATTGCTGGAACAAGCCTCAGACAAGATTATGAAAGCGACAGGGTTGGGCAGCGCTGTGGAAAAGGCGGAGGAATCCTGCCTGGGCAGCTGGTACCGGATTGTCGTTGGCTCAGTGCAGAGCTTAACCCGACCGCAGCGCCTAGCGAAATTTAAACAAGACTATTTTGATACCATCATTATCGACGAGGCGCACCACTGCCTCTCAGACAGCTACCAGAGAGTATTAGAGCACTTTCCAGACGCTGAGGTGCTTGGAGTTACAGCGACGCCGGATCGCGGCGACATGCGCAATCTAGGTCAATATTTCGAGTCACTAGCCTATGAGTACACGCTGCCGCAGGCAATCAAGAGCGGCTACCTGGTGCCGATCAAGGCAATGACTATACCACTACAGTTGGATCTGACAGGAGTTGGGATGCAATCGGGTGATTTTAAGGCAAGTGACTTGGGCACAGCATTGGATCCATACCTTTACCAGATTGCCGATGAGATGATCAAATACTGCAAAGATCGTAAGACAGTTGCTTTTCTTCCACTGGTCAAGACCAGTCAAAAATTCTGCGAGATCCTCAATCAAAAAGGTTTCAGGGCCGCGGAGGTGAATGGTGAGAGTTCCGATCGCGCGCAAGTTTTGGCTGACTATGATGCCGGTCGATATAACGTATTATGCAACAGTATGTTACTGACAGAGGGATGGGATTGCCCTACGGTGGACTGCATTATTGTGCTCCGTCCAACCAAGGTGAGAAGTCTATACAGTCAGATGGTGGGCAGAGGCACGCGCCTCGCACCGGAAAAGGCTGACTTGTTATTGCTGGACTTTCTTTGGCATACGGAGCGTCATGAATTATGTCACCCGGCGTCACTGATCTGTGAGAACGAAGAAGTTGCTAAAAAAATGACCGAGAATCTTGAAAAATCAGCAGGCTGTCCGATCGATTTAGAAGAAGCAGAAGAACAAGCATCGTCAGACGTTGTCGCAGAGCGTGAACAAGCACTAGCAGAGCAGCTGAAACAGATGAGAGCAAGAAAGAGAAAACTTGTGGATCCGCTGCAGTTTGAAATGAGTATCCAAGCCGAGGACTTATCAAGCTATGTCCCGGCATTTGGTTGGGAGTGTGCGCCGGCAAGCGATAAACAGAAAGCAGCACTTGAAAAATTAGGCATTATGCCGGATGAGATCGACAGTGCCGGCAAAGCAACAATGCTGCTTGATCGGTTGCATAAGCGGCAAGCGGAAGGATTGACAACGCCGAAACAGATTCGATTTTTAGAAGGCCGAGGTTTTAAGAATGTCGGAACCTGGCAGTTTGAAGCGGCCAGCAACATGATTAACCGGATCGCTGCTTGTGGATGGCATATCCCGCAAGGCGTTGATCCGCAAACATACACCCCAAAAGGAGAGTGAGCCATGATTGATATAAAAGAAATCTTAGAGTATATTGACCCGTCGGATTGTAGCTATCAGGAGTGGGTCAATGTCGGCATGGCGCTCAAACACGAGGGCCACACTGCAGCAGATTGGGATGCCTGGTCTGCCCGCGACGGTGACCGGTATCATGCCGGCGAATGCTTTAAAAAATGGGCGACATTTGAGGGCACTGGCACGCCTGTAACTGGCGGGACGATTGTGCAGATGGCAAAGGATCGCGGTTGGTCTCCAGCTTTATCCTCTGATCCTGGCTATAGTTTAGATTGGGACAGCGTGATCCAACAGGACGATGTTGTCATTGTGGACAAAGGATGGGTTGAGGGGCGAGAGATTAAAGAGCCTGTCAACTGGGATCCGGTCAAGGATCTGATAACATATCTTGAAACTTTGTTCGAATCCGATGAAAATGTGGGATATGTGACCCGTAGTTTTGAAAGAGACGGAAAGTATTTACCAACTAAAGGCTGCTGGGATCGTACTGCAGGACAGCTCATTGATGCGCTGATCAAATGTAAAGGCGATATCGGCGCTGTGCTGGGGGATTACAATCCAGAGGTAGGAGCTTGGATCCGGTTTAATCCGCTGGATGGCAAAGGTGTCAAAAACGATAATGTTATAGATTACCGGTTTGCGCTTGTCGAGTCCGACAGCACGGATCTGGAAAAACAAAACGCAATTATCCACGAGCTAGAGCTGCCAGTTGCGTGTCTGGTGTTTTCAGGCAAAAAGAGCGTTCATGCCATCGTCAGGGTGGACGCTGTCAACTATGACGAGTACCGCAAACGAGTCGACTATCTCTATACCGTATGTAAAAAGAACGGCCTGGAAATCGATCAGCAGAATAAAAATCCATCCCGGCTGTCCCGCATGCCGGGCGTGATCCGTGCAGGCAGAAAACAATTCCTGATGGAAACCAATATTGGCAAGGCCAACTGGGACGAATGGCGTGAGTGGATCGAAGCGGTCAACGACGATCTTCCAGATCCTGAGTCGCTGGAATCAGTCTGGGATAACTTGCCAGCATTGGCTGCGCCGCTGATCGACGGCGTACTGCGCCAGGGACACAAGATGTTGCTTGCTGGTCCGTCTAAAGCGGGAAAAAGCTTTTCTTTGATTGAGCTGTGTATTGCGATCGCTGAGGGCTCATCCTGGTTTGGATGGCCATGCACTCGTGGGCGGGTCTTATACGTCAACCTGGAGCTCGATCGTGCCAGCTGTCTTCACCGTTTTAAAGACGTTTATCAGGCGCTAGGGATAAAGCCGGAGCACCTCCAGAACATTGATATCTGGAACCTGCGAGGCCGCTCAGTGCCGATGGACAAGCTGGCTCCTAAGTTGATCCGAAGGGCAGCTAAAAAGGACTATATCGCCATTGTGATTGATCCAATCTATAAGGTCATTACCGGTGACGAAAACTCAGCTGATCAGATGGCTAACTTTTGTAATCAATTTGACAAGGTCTGCACAGAGCTGGGAGTTGCGGTAATCTACTGCCATCATCACAGCAAGGGCAGCCAGGGCAGCAAACGCAGTATGGACCGTGCGTCTGGATCTGGAGTCTTTGCCCGAGATCCTGATGCGCTGCTGGATCTCATTGAGCTTGATCTGCCGGAGAGCCTGCAAAAGCAACAGGACGATCAGATGGTCTGCCGAATATGCAAAGACTACCTGCAGCGTGCTGGGCAGCTGTACAAGCTATCCCAGGACGATCAGTGCAGCGCTTCGCGGATGACGCAGACCTGCAGGGAGACGTTTGACGATCGGGAGTATCAATGTATCTGTGATGAGATTAACGCCGCTAGAACGGCAATGCAGGGGCGCACAGCGTGGCGGATCGAGGGCACATTACGAGAGTTTCCTAAGTTTGCGCCAGTCAACCTCTGGTTTGATTATCCCGTGCATCATGTGGACAATGTTGGGGTTTTGGCGGATGTAGAACCGGACGGAGAAGTGCCGGCCTGGAAGAAAGCCCAGGAGAAGCGGAAGCCACCAGGTGAGAAAAAAGCAGAACGAAAGGCAGCCATTGAAACAGCTTATAGCGCATGTACGATCGATGGTGATGTGACCGTCGAAGCCCTTGCGGAATACATGGGAACATCAGAAAAAACAGTCCGCAGAAAGCTAAAAGAACATGATAGTTTTGTGATTGAAAATGGCATTGTGAAGCTGAGGGACAAGGGACAAAATTAGAAATTGTCCCTGTCTCATCGGGGGACAAAAGGGACAAATTACGTTTTTGTCCCTGTCCCTAGAAAATTGCAGGGACGGACAAATATATGTTTTTGTCTGTCTGTCCCTAGGGACAAAAATCGGGACAAAATATATTACTACGTAATATATTAGTGTCCCTGTCCCTGACGGGTCAGTAAGGGGTACAGGAACAAGGGGCGTGTGACGTCCGCCCCCTTGTAACCCTGTCCCCTAACTCACTGACAAAAAAATTTGACCCTGGAAGGAGAACTTGAAAAAAATGAAAGTGAACATTACACCGCATCGCCCTGGTCAGGGTGGCATCCTTTGCTTGCCGATGCTTAAAAACATCCCAAACGGAAGGGAAGGATGGAAAAAGACGACCTGCCCAATTTGTGGGTGCGAATGTTGGATCACACCTGGGCATGTAGAGGCCATGTCAAAAGATCCCGAGCTTAAAGCAGCCTGCACGGAGTGCGCGATACGGAGTGGCAATGCTTGAGTTTTTTCTACCGATAATTCCGCCGACAGTAACTGCCCAGGAACACAAGGTTACTGTGGTCAACGGTAAGCCGCGATTCTACGACCCAGCAGAGCTCAAAGCGGCGCGTAACAAGCTGACTGGGGCACTTGCCTACCACAGACCTGATACACCGCTCAGAGGAGCTCTGAGGCTTGTGGTTAAGTGGTGCTTCCCAGCAGGTAAACACCAAGACGGCACGTACAAGGACACCCGGCCAGACACTGACAATCTGCAAAAGCTGCTCAAGGACTGCATGACTACTTGCGGATATTGGCGAGATGATGCCCAGGTGGCCAGTGAGATCTGCGAGAAATTCTGGGCAACGATACCAGGGATTTATATCAAAGTGGAGGAGATATCATGAGCAAGACATTAGACGACGCCTACAAGGCGCTCAACTGGATGGGCACCAACATGCGACCGGTACGCATCAATGACATGGACACAGGATACAAGATGGAGCTAACGGTTAAAGCTGCTCTGGATGAGCTCAAGGCAAGAGAGCAAAAGGAGCAAAGAGATGAAATGCAGTGAATGTAAGTGGTGTGTTGTTATATACCGCAGCAATGGTAATCGCTGGTCATGGGGAAGAAAACGTTATTTTTGTAAGCATCCAGAAGTATCTGAACCAGATCGGCGATCAAACCATATGAAAGCCTTCATAGCTTTTGGAATTAATTCAGCAGAAAGTCCTATTGATATCAGAACAGCGCCCAGGTGGTGTCCGTTAAAACAAAACGATGATTTACAACATCCGGAGCCCTAAAAAGGGGACGAGAAGGAGAAAAAAATGAATAAATATCAAGAAGCGTTGGATTTTCTCTGCGATCACGCAATGGAGTACATTGAAGACTTCGATTGGGAAGAGTATGATTGCGGCGATTATTACCCTTTAGACAAAGAAACACTTAACACAAATAAGTCCGTGCTACAGGAGCTTATTGACAGAGCAATGCCCATGGAGCCCAACGAAGAAACGGCCACTGCTGAATTTATAAATGATTATCCAACGACGGTAATGATATACCGCTGTGCAAAATGTTGCGAAATAGTACATCCGTTTGATGGGGACTTGTATTGCAGGCATTGCGGTCAGGCGTTGGATTGGAGCGACGACCAATGATCCCCGCGCTGCTCGCCGTCGCGTTTGTGGTTGCGGTGCTGATCATTGACAGGATCGGAGGTGATCAATAATGCCAATTAAAAACTACACGACAACAATCAAAGCGTCAAAGACTATCGGCGAGATCCAAGAGATTCTCGCTTCGCGGGGCGCACGTCAGATCATGATTGACTACCAAGACGGTCGTGCTAATCGTGTTTGCTTTACAATTGATACGCCTATCGGATTGCAGGCGGTAGTTCTGCCGGTTCAGCCCGATCGGGTTCTCGCAGTGCTTAAACGCGATGGAGTTAAGGCTGATTATACCCGCGCTGAAAATGTAGCGTGGCGTATCGCAAAAGATTGGCTTGTGGATCAGCTTGCGATCTTGGATACCGAGATGGTCACTATTGATCAGGTGTTACTGCCATACTTTGTTGATCGATCTGGTCGATCGGTGTATGAGCTGTATGGCAGCGGACAACTGATGATTGCAGGAGGTGACCTGCCATGACCTCCGCTGAGCTCCAGGCGGCCATCCTGGCCACGCAAAAGCAGATCAGGGATACAATGTCGCCGCTGCGCAAAAGAGACCTGCAGCGCCATTTGGCGAGGCTCAGACGCAAGCTGCGGGCGATAGAGAGGATGTAACAGGATGATCGAAGAAAAGAAGATACTGGATGTCACGTGCGGGTCAAAAACTATTTGGTTTAATAAAAACCATCCCAGTGTGGTTTACTGCGATAAAAGAAATGAGCGACTTATGAGTATTTGGAAATCCACATCGCGCGACTCGGAACGAAAGTGCTGCGTTGAACCAGATATTCAGTGCGACTTTACTGAGCTCCCATTTCCGGATGATACGTTCAAGCTGGTCATTTTTGATCCGCCTCACTTAGAAAAAGTAGGTGATAACGCTTGGCTCGCTAAAAAATACGGAAAATTGGGGGAAGACTGGCAGCAAATGATTCACGATGGATTCTGCGAATGCATGAGAGTTCTTGAGCCTTATGGGGTACTGATATTCAAGTGGAATGAATTTGACATCCCTGCAAACGATGTTTGGCAAGCGATAGGAAGAAAGCCACTATTTGGGCATCACAGTGGCAAGAAAAGTAAAACGTTCTGGGCGTGTTACATGAAAGGTGTGGAATAGGTTGCCGATGAAGAATCTTGAAAAATATGCCGCGGCCTTGTGCAAGCAATTTAGCCGATCAGATCCGTGCGTCTTAGGCGCGGATACCGACTGTGATTACTGCGAGCTTCTGGGTATATGCTACAACCCTGACAAGCTGCTGGCGTTTATGATGCAGCCAGCGGATGAGGATGATCAGCAGCTCCTGCAGGAGCCACAAGGCACAGTATAACCGATAGAGGAGGGATGGCGGTGGACGAGAGGATCAAACGGACAAAGGATAAGCTGCGGGTGTACGGGTCATACTCCCGTGAGATTAGCAAGTTACGAGTATGGCTGCTTGATCTTAGCACCTATCTTTGGCTGCATGAGGACTGGCCAGAGCAGGCAGCCAGAGAGATGCGCATCAGAGGCTTAGATAACAAGCATCCACCAGGTCAGCAACTCTGCGTGCAAAAGGCAGCCATCGAGGCGCAGCTGGAGCAGTTAAGAGCTGCAAGGTCTGCTTTAGGACTGGATGACTGGCTTGACAGTTTAAGCCAGGACGATCGTCAGATCATCCAGCTAGTTTACGAGGAGGGGTACAGCTATCAGGCAGCTGCGCCCATGGTCAATCTCTCAAAGTCCGGGATTGATTATCGAATCAATGTAATTTGCAAAAGTCAGGACGCGTCCAGTTGACTTTTGTGGTACTATACGCGTGTAAGATGCCAGTGGGTATCTACAGCCGCCCGGAGCACCTGCATGGACTCCGGCCGGATTTACACAGGACAGTACCGCCGGCACCTCTGCTTGCAAGCGTACCAGTGGTGGTCAGCATACTAAGCACTCAGTGATGGGTGCTTTTTTGTTGAAAAGCCTTGATAAAAGTATAAACAATGTATATACTATATGTGGAGAGAGCGAAAGAGAAACAGAAAGTGATTGATGGAGGACGAAAGGAGAGCATATCATCTTCGTGATATGTTAAAAAAAGCATGACAATTAAAAATTTGAAAATCAAAAGATGGGGCAACGGAAGTGGAATTCTTCTTCCTAAAGTCTTATTGGACATGTTTTCATTAAAACCGGATGATTCATTCTCAGTTGTTGTTGAGAATGATCAGATTGTTCTCTCCCCGGTCAAAAGGAAACATTTGACTTTAGCAGAAAGGTTTGCAAACTATTCAGGTAGTGCGGAACCCCAAGGGGAATTCTGGACGGATGATCCTGTCGGGAAGGAGCAGTTTTGAAACAAAGCAGAGTATTATTCAACCAAGGGGATATCGTATCTATTGATTTCAACCCTACAAAAGGCCATGAACAAGCTGGAAGAAGACCAGCAGTCGTAGTATCCAATGAAGATTATCAGAAGAACATAGGGATGTGTCTTGTATGTCCAATTACGAACACTATTCGTGAATACCCTACGCATGTAATCTTAGACGACAGAACTTACACAACAGGTTGTGTGTTGTGTGAGCAATTACGAGCAATAGATCCTTCTGCCCGTAATACCAATTTTGTTGAGAAGATGCCATTTGATCTGATTGATGAGGTACTGGATATTATTGACTCATTCTTCGAAGTCGCTTAACAAGCGGCTTTTTCTTTTGGTTTCCGGTCGGTTCTTTCTCCTTCCCCGACTGGATGAGGCAGGCGCTCCTTTCCCCCTCTTACTTTCTGACCTCCCTTTCTTTTATACTTTAGCCTGCAAACTCACAGCCTCGCGTATCGCCTTGCGGGGTTTTAAATTGAAAAAATAGGCACGAGGCCTATTTGACGGGATGGCGTGGGATGATGCATCGTTTATGTACGATATCACTCATCACAAGCAAAAACTGCAAATTGGTGGGCTTGCCTTTGGCGGACAAGATGGTGTTGCCAAAATACTTTGATAACACACTGGCATCGCCTCGGGTCCAGGCTCCCTCGATTGATGTGCGGATGTTGCGCTCGACGCGCGTGGCTGTAGTGTGATGAGCGGTAGCTACTTTTGGGTAGAGACGGCCCTTGAGATTTTGCAACAGTGTCTGATCTAACACCGCATAAGTCAGAGCACTGGCCAACAGGTTGTAGCCTTGGTTGACGATGCCGCACTCCTTGAGCAGCTCCACAGCGATGCCATGGATGACAAGAGCGTCAACTCGATCATCCTCGTCCGGTGTAAGATCAAAAAACTGCTCAAGAGTGTTAAGCAAGGCCATATAAACATCCAGCCTATGTACACAGCTTAAGCAGTGTTCAGGTAATATTTCCATATTTTTCCTCCTTTCAAAGTTATTTTAATTTGAGAGTATAACTAATAACACCGGATTTAAGCCGTATAAAGCATAAAAATTAAAATAACAGACAAATGTTGTCTAAAATCAACGAAATTGTCGAAAAGTGTCGATTACATCAGGAGGTGATAGGATGCGCGGTAAATATGAGACCCATGTTAAGCCTAAGCTGGATCTGATCGCTCAGTGGGCGCGTGATGGCTCGATTGAGCGGGACATCGCAAAAAAGCTCGGCGTGTCCGAGAGCACATTCAGCGGATACAAAAAAGAGCATGAGGAGTTGCTGCAGACGCTCACTGTCAACAAAGAGGTTGCGGATGCCCGTGTTGAGAGTGCGTTGTACAAGCGGGCGATTGGATATGAGTATGATGAGGTGTGCACTGAGGTTGGTCCTGATGGTACAAAGACCAAAACAACAACCAAGCAGGTAGCACCTGACGTCACAGCGCAGATCTACTGGCTCAATAACCGCCGGCCGGATCGCTGGCGCAACAAGCAGGACATCAGCATTGAGGGCGCATCCAAAGTGGAGATTATCAATGACATCCCAAAACCTACCGACCCGGATTAAACTGACGGAGCTAATCGCCCCGTCTTTTTACGATCTGTACTGGGATATCACAGAGCACAAGCACACTCATTACAAGCTGGCCGGCGGCCGTGGATCCACCAAGTCCTCGTTTATCAGCATCATGATTGTGCTAGGCATGATGTCCAATCCGGACGCCAACGCGATGGTGCTGCGTAAGGTCGGACGCTACTTGGAGGAGTCAGTCTTTGAACAGTTGTTGTGGGCGATCGAAAAGCTCGGTGTCGATCACCTTTGGCGGCCTAAATACTCACCTCTTGGTTTAACCTATTTGCCGACCGGACAGCGCATCGTATTTAGAGGAGCTGATGAGCCAAAAAAGATTAAATCCGTCAAACTGCAGCATGGCTACTTTGCCTATACGTGGTATGAGGAGCGGGATGAGTTTGACGGGGACGAGGAGGAGCGCACGATCAATCAGTCCCTGATGCGCGGTGGTGATCGGTATTGGGTGTTTTATTCATGGAACCCGCCTAAGAGTATCAACAATTGGGTTAACCAGGACGTGCTTCTGCCGCGAGAGGACACGATCGTCCATCACAGCGATTACCGATCGGTTCCACAGGAGTGGCTCGGTCCTCAGTTTTATGTCGAGGCTGAGGAGCTTAAACGCAACAAGCCGATGGCTTACCGGCACGAGTATCTCGGTGAGGCAACCGGTACAGGCGGTCAGGTATTCGATAACGTTACGATCCGGGAGATTGCGGACGATGAGCTGGCAGTCTTTGACAAGATCCATCATGGCCTGGATTTTGGTTTTGCGGCGGATCCGCTGGCTTATGTTAAAAATCACTTTGATAAGACGCGCCGACGTCTTTTTATTTTCGGCGAGTTGTATCAGGTGGGACTGTCCAACGCTAAGGCGGTCCAGCAGATCAAACTGTTGAACCCGCTCAACCAGTTAGTTGTCGCGGACAGTGAGGACCCGCGGACAATCAACGAGTTTAGGGAGCTGGGCCTGCGGATCATCGGCGCAAAAAAAGGGCCGGGATCCGTTGATCATGGGATCAAGTGGCTGCAGGATCTCAACGAGATCATCATTGACCCTCGCTATTGCCCAAACACAGCCCGGGAGTTTAGCAGTTGCGAGTTGGAGCGAGATAAAAACGGTAACTTTAAAGGCAGCTACCCAGATAAAGACAACCACAGCATTGACGCCACCAGGTACAGCCTGGAGGATCAGATGATCAAACGAGGCACAAGGATAGGAGGCTGGTAAAATGGATTTACAAAAGGCGCAAAAGCTGCTTAACGCGGCGTTTAGAGATCGCGATCGGCAGTTGGCTGTCGCAAAGAGCGGTGAGGAGTATTACCACAACCGATCCAAGATTAAACAGACAGGAGCTGCGGCGATTGACGAGATCAATCGCTTTTTATGTGATCTGGGCAAAAATCCACTCAAGTCTGCCGATAATCGGATCCCAACTAACTACCACAAAGTCTTTGTTGATCAAAAAATCGGTTACCTCTTTACCTATCCTCCGCAGCTCGATATCGGCAGCCCACAGGCCAATGATCAACTCGCACAGACTTTAGGCAGCGATTTTGGCAGAGTGTTAAAAAAGCTGGGTTTGGATGCCTCCAACTGGGGGCGGGCGTGGCTGCATTACTACATCGACGAGCAGCAACAGCTGCAGTATCACTGGGTCAGTCCGGAGCAGATCCTGCCTGTTTACGATGTCAACAATATTAAGCTGCCGCTGAAATATCTGATCCGAACTTATGCGATGACCGACGATGCAGGTGAGACTTATGAGCGGTATGAGATCTGGGATGACAAAGAGTGTAGCTATTTCTTGCGCAAAACATCAGAGCTGCTCAAAGACGTCAAGCCAGAGCAGCACCCTGAGCAATCCGGTTTTACCGGTCCCAAGGTATTGCCTAACCGGTTCGGCAAGATTCCGTTTATTGAATTTAGAAATAATGCCGATGCGACCAGTGATCTGGAAATGTATCAGGATCTGATCGATGTCTATGACAAGGTGTTTTCCGGATTCGCCAATGATATTGATGACATTCAAGAGATCATTTACGTTATCAAGAACTATCAGGGTGCTCGTGAGCAAACTGTCTATGACAAGGAGGGTAACCCTAAGCATGTACCGCTGGATCCGCTGCAGATGCTCAAGGCATCGAAGTGGATCGGCGTCGACGAGAACGGCGGCCTTGAGGTTGTCCACGGTGATATCCCACACGAAGCCCGCAGTAAGTTTATCGAGCTGCTCAAGGTGCAGCTTTACATCGCAGCCATGGCGGTGGATCCTAACCCGGACAAGATCGGCAACGCGTCCGGGGCTTACCTGGACTATCTCTATCAGCTCTTGGAGCTTAAAGCTGGCATGATGGAGACAGAGTTTAGACCGCAGATCGACGAGCTGATCAGAGTAATCACCCGGTACACAGGATTAGGTGAGCCGTCAAAGATCGAGCAGACCTGGACACGCAACAAGCCTAAAAACTATCTGGAGATTGTGCAGATGATTGCGCAGACGCCAAGCTCCGTTATGTCGGACGAGACCAAAACCAAAGAGCACCCGCTGGTGGATAACTGGCAGGGCGAGCGTGAGCGGATTAAATCCGAAGAAAAAGATCGCAAGGAAGAAATGATGAAGCTGCCGCAGTTTGGTGGTGACCCGGAGGATCCGGTAGATGAGTAACAGCAGCGCTGATTATTGGAAGAAACGATCGGAGGATCGCTTTAAAGCCGCGGAGCGCACCGTCGAGGCGCAGCAAGAGGATCTGACACACTTTTTTGACGACGCGCTAAAGGACACTCAATCGGTTATCCGGGACTTTTGGGCACGCTATGCCAAGGATAACAAGATCAGCTACGCGGAAGCGCAGAAGTTACTGAACTTTGAAGAGTTAAAGGAGTTTAAAGGTGATCTTAAAACCTTTGAACAGCTCGCTCGTAGCTCTGTAGGGACGTTTAACTTGGAGCTGGAGAACTTGTCTACCAAATCCAGGATCACGCGCTATCAGGCTCTGGAGACCCAGCTAAAAGCGGTAATGGAAAACCTGACGGGCAAGACCGAGAAGATGATCCAGGATACCGCTGGCAAGGTTTGTGAGGACAGCTTTTACAAGACTCTGTTTGACATTGACCAGTATCGTGGATTTCACGAGGACTTCGTCGGGCTCGACGAGAACCTGATCAGGGAGATCATCAGCCAACCGGTTGCCGGGGCTACCTTTAGCCAGTCGATTTGGCGCAACCAACAGACTCTCAACTACCGTGTAAGGCAGACTTTAACAGACGCGATGGCTACGGGGCGCAATCCTTACGAGCTGTCAAAAGATTTTGCTAAGGAGTTTAACGTCGGACGATATGAGGCATATCGGTTGCTTTATACCGAGAGCGCTGCTGTCCATACTGATGCCCAGATGAGGGCTTATAAAGCCGATGGAGTAAAACAGTATGAGATCGTGGCCACGCTTGACAGCAAGACCAGCAAGATCTGTCAGGAGATGGATGGCAAGCAGTTTGATGTTGATAAAGCGCAAAAAGGCGAGAACTGCCCGCCCTTCCACCCATGGTGTCGCACGACGACTGCGCCGGTGACCGAGGGTTTGGAAGAGACGTGGACACGGGCTGCAAGAAGTAAAACGACGGGCAAGACTGAAAAAATTCCGGCCGGCATGAAGTACAAGGATTGGAAAGAAAAATACGGTGGATTGCACAGCAAAGTAAAGGGCTTAACAGGAAATTTGCAAAATTCAAAGAAATCAACACAGAACTTTAAATCTACTGTTGACTTAGAAAATTACGCAAAGAATAATCTCGGAATTAATAATGTAGATTTCTCAGGATTAGATTTTAATTCCACAGAAAAGGTTGTTAATGCCTTAGATTCAATTTTTCAAAGCTATCCTCAACTCAACGGAAAAATTACTGAAATAAAACAGTCTACCAATGGATTTATGGCAGCTTCGCCTTCGGCTGATCTTTCTAGCTATACGTTTAGCTTGAATCCAAATTTGTTTGCGGATCCCAGGAGGTTGCAGAGGACTCTAAATTACCAGGTAAAAAAAGCGTTTTACCATCCATCAACTACAGTAGAGTCGATTGTTTATCATGAAATAGGGCATGTTCTGGAAGGTGAATATATCAGGAGCATGACAACAGATACAAAAGTAATGGAATGGTTGTGGAATAGTAGTCAAGCAGCCACCAATGTACTTGAACTTGCTAGTATGCAGTGTTATTCTGATACTGATAAATGGAAAACTCTTTACTCTTTGATTTCAGATTATAGTAAAGACAGTCCAAGTGAAATGCTAGCAGAGTGTGTAGGGCTGGAGCTTTCTGGTCATGGTTTTGAATTCACAAAGGAAGTTTTGAAAATTCTAACAGGAGTGATTTAATGAAGAAGAAAATTGAAGATTACACAGATGAGGAATTATTTGAAATGGAATTCAATGAAGATCATCCTTTGTTTGAATTTTGCAAATTCTCAGAGTTAAGGCATTGGCTTAAGGAAAATGACGGGCGCTACATTAACGAACTTGTTGAGGGAGCACCAAGCTGGTGCAAAGCCGTTCTTGACGAGAAAATTGCAAACGAAGCAAAACCAGGACTACATACAAAATATTAATATTAGGTCGCAGAAAATGCGGCCTTTTATTATGCCCTAAGCATGGCACTAAACGGCTTGCTATCCCCAGCGTGTCGGGATATAAATGCACGCCAAGCGACAACCGCAGAGTGGCTGCGGATATATAAATTAAATCGCTCGCAAGGAGGGTATATGGATTTTTTGAAAGCATTATTTGGCGACAGTGCACTGACCTTTGACCAACTGGCCAGCGCAATCCAGGAACACAATGGCAAAGCCGAAAACAAGGAAAAGCAGATCAAAATCGGCAATATCGGTGATGGCAGCTATGTGTCATCCGACAAATTTAAAGCTAAAGAAACAGAGTTGGCCACCGCCAATACGACGATCAAAAACCTGCAGGGAGAGATTAAAAAGTGGGATGGTGTCGATGTCGAGACACTCAGGACCGCAGCTGCTAACTGGGAAACCAAGTATACCCAGGATACCGCTAAGATCCGCACGGACAGCGCTGTTGAGATTGCGCTTATGCGGGCAAAAGCTAAAAATCCAAAAGCTGCAAGAGCCCTGCTGGATGAGTCCAAGATCAAGCTGGACGGTGGCAAGGTGCTCGGGTTGGACGATCAGTTGGAAGCGCTGAAAAAGTCTGACGCGTACTTGTTTGACGTTGAGGCACCGGCAGGTGCAGATCCAGCTGCCGGAGGTTTTACGCCGCCTGCGGGTGGAGCTCCTAAAGGATCCGAGTTTAACTTTGGTTTTACCACATTAAAAGACATGCCAAAACAGTAGGAGGTATTCAAAATTATGGCAGTAGTAAACTATGCAGAACTGTATTCTAAAGCATTACTTCAAGCATTCCCGTATGTGCTTCATTTCGGAGCACTCTGGAACAGCCCGAACAAAGATATCTACAAGGTAGTTGATGCGGATACTATCAAGATTCCGCACATCACGACAAGCGGCCGAGTCGACGGTGATCGCGACACGATCGGCGGATTTACTCGCAACCATGACAACGAGTGGATCACAAAGCAGCTGCGCAATCATCGTACTTGGGAGACGCTGATCCATCCGATGGACGTCCAGCAGACCGGTGGTGTCATGGCCATTCAAAACGCCACTAAGGTGTACAACCAAGAACAGAAATTCCCAGAGATGGACGCCTACACGATCTCCGCGCTGTACTCTGATTACATCGTCAGCAATGCTGACAAGGTCGTCAAAGTGGATCTGACGGTTGATAACATTTTAACGGAGTTTGACAAGTTGATGGAGGCGATGGACGAGGCCCGCGTACCGCAGCAGGGACGCATTCTGTACGTTACTCCGCACGTCAAGACGCTGTTAAAACAGGCCAAGGATATCCAGCGAATTATCAGCGTCGAAGGCGGAGAAAAATCAGTCAATCGTAATGTCAGCCGCATTGACGAGGTCATGATTGAGCCGGCAGTACCGTCGGAACTCATGAAGACGGTTTATGATTTCACCAAAGGTTGGAAGGTCGGTGCATCGGCGCGTCAGCTGCACATGCTGCTGATCCATCCAACGGCCGTGCTGCCGTGTGTCAACTACACCTTTGCGGCGCTGGATGAGCCGTCCGCAAAGACTAAGGGCAAGCAGCTTTATTTTGAGGAGTCCTTTGAGGACATGTTTGCGCTGGACTACAAGATGGGTGCCATTGCCTTTGTCCAAGAGCCAGACGCAGCGTAAGGGGGTATTGCTATGTTACGGATTAAAAGACGCAATCGTGAACTGTTGATTGACGATCGCGACAAAACAACTTATCTCAATGACGGCTACGATGTCATCGACGATAAAGGGCGTATCGTAGAGCCGGCAACTGGCGGCAAGACGATTAGCTATGCCGAGCATTTGGCTGAGATCAATGCGCTGAAAGCGCAGATCGAAGCTGATCACGAGGCAGAAATCAACGCTTTAAAAGCGCAGATCAAGCCAGATCGAAGTGAGGAAGTAACCAACTTGCAGGAGAAATTGCAGGAAGCAGAGAAGACGAGCCACGGGCTGAAAACAGAAATCGGTAAGCTGAAAAGCAAGGAAAAGAAGAATGCCGAAGCTGCGGATTGAGGCGGAAAAACAAGTCTTAGATATCGTGGATCAGCTTGTCTTGCGCAATCCAGAGTTAATGCAGGAGGATCTGACCTCAGCGGTTACGCGGATCCGATCCTCCATCCTCAATTATTGTCGGATCCCAATCCAGGCGCTTGTGCCAGATGAGCTGGAAGAGGTCTGGATAGAGGCAGCGCTGCAGCTGCACAATGCCAGCAAGGCCGCAGATGGACTTAATCAACGGATCAAGTCGATCAGCGAGGGTGATACAACGATACAATACGAGAGCGGATCGGAGACCGTCACGCTGCAGTCGATTATCAATAGCTACAGCAATGAGCTTAATCAGTATCGGAGGCTGTTTCCGTGGTAGCCGCATCAATGGCAGATCTGCTGGATAGCCGGCGAGAGGATAGCTGCACCATTCAGCGGGTCCAGCCATCTGCAGCTGGAGCTTTGGATCGCAATGAGCAATACATCAATGTCAAAACTAGAGTGTGCTGTCACTTATCAGTTAAGACAATGTCTGTGCCGGATGGAGTTGGTCGATATCAAGTGGTCAATGTTTTCCAAGTTTTTTTGCGGCCAGAGGTTGAGATTAAGCAGGGTGATCGGCTGATCGTGACCAAGCAGGGGCTGACTTATGTATTGACTGCGGGCAAAGCGATCCGATACGGAAGCCACTTGGAGGTGACCTGCCAGGAGGTGGCGGATGTATGAGCGATAACATTTTTGCAGAGTTTCTCGCAACGCTCAAAAAGCTGGACGTAGATCTGAAAGAGTCTCAGATAAAGGTAGTCAACAAGGCTATGGATGTTATGCAGCGATCCGCCGTGCAAAATACGCCAGTAGGTAGTTATGACAAAGAGGTTGATTTTACTACCTCTAAAGGGGAACACGTCCATTTTACAACCTCAGTAACTCGCCAGGGCGGCACTCTGCGGCGTGGATGGCATTTAAGCCGTACTTATGTCCGTAAGGATCAGGTGCAAAAGTATCTGACCAACAATGTGGATTATGCTATCTATGTTAATAATGGACATCACATTACAAAGGTAGTAGATGGGGAGCGGATTAACATAGGATGGGTCCCCGGCCAGCTCTTTTTGGAATCAGCAGTAAAAACTGCGGAGAGAGCACTGCCCTGGATTTATGATGCAGAGCTGAGGAGGGTCAAAGCAAAACATGGTTTATGATCTGATACAAGCAATCGCGTCTTGGATAAAATCTCTTTATCATGACGTCAAAATTTATGATGGACCCGTACTGCAAGACATCAAACTGCCTTGCTTTTTTATTACCACGCTGCAGATCGACGAGGTATCCAGTCTAAAAGATTTCTACAGACGCGGCATCCCTTTTGTGGTCGACTACCTGCCTGATGACCGCAAGCCTAACTTTATGGATGATATCTACCAGGTTCAGGACACCTTTGGGCTACCGTTTAGGCAGCTGATTCTTAACGATAAGCAGCTGTGGATTAAAAATAAAACGATCAGCTATGATCGTGAACAGAAAGTCCTGCACATCCAGTTTATGCTGGATATCCGGCAGGCGCTGGATCTCGATGATCCGGCTATGCAAGATTTATCGCTCGAGGAAGGAGTGAAAGAAGATGAACACGAATAAAACCCGGCCGGGGGTCTACGTTAACATCAATGCTGAGCTGACGGCATTGACTAGGGATAATCTCGGTGCCGTTGCAATCCCACTTGCCTTAAACTGGGGCGCTCTGGGGTTTACAGAGATCCAACAGGATCAGAGCCCATTGTATAAGCTAGGCTATCAGCTTAATGACAGTGCCATGCTGCCAGTTAAGCTGATCCTTAAAAACGCTCAGACCGCGCTTGTGTACCGGCTTAGCGGCGGTACCAAAGCCACCGGTGAATTGGCTGCTGGGATTACAGCAACCGCTCTTTACGAGGGCACTCGGGGCAATGATATCAGCGTCCAGGTTAAGGCATTAGAGACTGGATATCAGATCAGCACCTACCTGGACACGCAGGAGATGGATGTCCAGGTCGTTAATACTGCAGCAGATTTTGTGGCCAATGAGTTTATCACGATTATGGGATCGGGCACGCTGGTGGACAAGACAGTTCGTTTGTCGGGAGCTACCGATACTCCAGCTGCTGCTGATGACTATGATTCTTTTTTAGCTGCAGCTAAGATCAAAGATTTCAACATCATTACCTGCACGAGCACCGATCAGTCAATCAAAAATAAGATTGTCGATTTTGTAAAAGCTGAGCGCGCGGAGTCCCACTTGATGCAAGCGGTGCTTGAAAACATGCGGTCGGATAACGAGGCAGTGATCAGCGTAAAAAATGGTTTTGTCTTGGATGATGGCACTGTCGTGACCGCGCAGGACGCCTGTGCTTATGTCGCTGGTGCTAGTGCAGCCGCTGGCAGTACGCAATCGCTGACCTTTGCGGCAGTAGACGGTGCGGTAGACTGCAGCCCGCGGCTGACGGATGATCAGATTAAGCAGGCAATCCTGGATGGTCAGCTGGTCTTTAGCGTGCGGCGTAAAGGTATTGTCATTGAGTACGATATCAATACCTTGTTGACATACAATCAAAAACCTAAGGACTACCGCAAAAACAAAGTGATCCGAGTCATCGATGCGATCCACAGCGACGTGATCAGCATCTATGAGACCAATTACATTGGGCAGGTACAAAACAACAAGGACGGCCGCAATCTACTTAAAGGCACATTGGCAGAGTATCTTAACGGGCTGCAGGCCAGCGGTGCGATCGAAGACTTTGACGCCGCAGAGGATATCCAGGTCGAGGCCCTGACGGATAAAGACTCCGTGCATATCCAGCTGGCAGTCAAGCCAACGGATACCGTAGACAAGATCTATATTGATGTGGAGGTGCAGTAATGGCAAACGTAAAAACACGCATTGAAAACATCCCAATGTGCACCGAGGGTGCGGGATACATTACGATCAATGGGCAAAATCGCAAGCTGTTTGAACTATCCAAGCTTTCGGCCACCGTAGAAGTAAAGACATGGGAAAAGCAGCTACTTGGCAGTCGAATGGAACAAGGTCGAGCGATTGGGCTTAAAGGATCTGGCAGCATGTCTTTTTATCACATGACCAGTGATTTTATCGACCTACTGGCAGAATACAAAAAGACCGGTGTCTTTCCATCAATCACGATCCAGGGCTATCATGACGATCCAGCCTCGGAGGTTGGCCGGCTAGAGGTTGTACTGTATCACTGTATCCTCAAAAAGATCCCGCTGCTTGCGATTGAGGAAGCGGCCAGTGAGACAGCCCCGCAGGACAGCGATCTGATCTTTGGCGACTACGATATTTTGGATAAATTTAAAAAGCCGGTCTCTTATTAGGCCGGCTTTGTCACGTTAAGGAGGCACTATGACAAGTAAAAGCTTAGCTGCATTTTTACAACCCAAGCAGGTACGAAACAAAGAGGTTGTTATCTCTGACCGATTTCTGGGCGAGGATGGCGAGCCTGTACCCTTTGAGATTAGACCCATTCTAACTGATGAAGCTCAGGAAATGATGAAACGAAATATAAAGTCTAAAAAGGACGGATCCCAGGACTTTGATAACTCTGGATACCAAGCGGACATGATCGCTGCTGCCGTCGTGTTTCCGGATCTGAAAAATGCTGAGCTGCAGAAAGCCTACGGCGTGCTGGGAGAACGTGAGCTGCTAATGCGCATGTTGCTGATCGGCGAGTACACGCAGCTGCGGAATGCAGTTTTTGAGCTTGCCGGAATTTATGATGACCTGAATGCGAAAATCGAAGAAGCAAAAAACTGATCAGGCAGGGCGGCGAGATGGCGCTCGCCCACGTCGTCCTGCAAAATCTTAAGATTACGCCTGGGCAGCTGGCGGCGATGCCGCAAGAGGAGAAAGCGTTTATTTACGCTTCCCTTTCTGTGGCTGCGGAAGAAAACAAAAAGATCGCAGAAAGGAGGCATGACTGATGGCAGCAGTCCCATTATCGGCAACATTTATTCTGGATGACAAATACTCAAAAGCTCTGATGGAGATCGTTAAAAATACGCAAAGGGCTGATCAGGCCACCGAGCAAATGAAAGACGCGATCAAAGGTGTGGGCGATAATGCGCAACAGATGGAGTCCAAAGTCATTAACCCTCTGGACAAGATCAGTAAAAAGATGATGGGCTTTGTGTCCATCGGTTACGCCGTCAAAAAAGCCTTTGATCTGATGTGGTCCGGGATCCAGGGCGCAGCAACGCAGCAGGCGCAAAGCAACACGATCCAGGCACTGGTTGGCAATGATCAGCTGGGAGCCGGGATTTATCAGTATATCGGCGATTATGCCAAGAGCAGCGCATTAGGTCGTACTGATTTGGCCAAGGGCTTTACCGCGTTTAACACGGTATCCCGTGACCTGGACGACATGACGCGGTTATTTAAAATGACAGAGCGGCTGTATGCCAAGGATCCAACACAAGGCTCTGAGGGCGCGGTCTTTGCGTTAAAAGAGGCACTGGAGGGCGACACCATGTCGATGCGTAATCGCTTTGGCATCCGCTTAAGTGGCGAGACGCTGCGCAATTACTTTGATACTGGAGACATCTCTGGCGGACTGGATTACATTGATCAGCAGATGGCCAAGTTCGGCGCGACGCAGTCCGTCGTCGATAAAAATACAGGCAACCTGATGGTGCAGCTCAATATGTTTTCTTCCAATTTAAAAGACGCTTTTGGTGAAAACATGACGACCTCGATGCAGCCAGTATTAAACATCATCGGCCGTCTGCAGGAAATGCTGGACGCTGGTAAGTTTCAGCCTTTCTTTGATTTATTCGCAGCAGGGGCAACCTTTGTAGGGAACGCTTTAGCCTTTGTTGTGGATAATGCTGAGGTCTTAGTTCCAGTACTTATTTTCGCGACCAGTGCTTTTGTAGCGCTAAAGATTGCCACTGGCTTAGCCGCGATTCAAGAGGCCTATTTTGCCGCAATGGCAGGCGTTGCACAAAAAGCAGTCATGGGTTTAAACGCGACTCTGCTATTTAGTCCTTTGGGGCTTTTTATAGGACTGCTGGCTGGTGGAGCGGCGCTCTTAGGCTACTTTACATCTCAAGCTAATGGTGCAAAAAATGCGCTTGCCGAAGATCTTAACTATGACCAGCTCAATAAGGATCTCGCGGCATCTAAAGCTTTGGACGTCAACGTTACCAACGATGAACCGATCTCCGTGTCTGGTGATGTACAGATTGAGGAGGATAACCTTAAATATCTGATGGATCTTGCCAACCGGGACTACGTTGCGAAGTTTAGTACCGCTACCCTGGCGCCTCAGATGCAGGTGACGATCGGTCAAGTCAATCAGACTGCAGATATCAACGGCATCACCGATCAGCTGGCCAACGAGCTGACAGCGATGATCAGCAACGAGGCAGAGGGGGCATATTGATGAGCTACTCAATTTTTATCGGTGATCTGCAGCTACCGATCAATCCAGAGACCGTCGTGGACAGCCTGGAGCGTAAGGTCAAGGAGTACGCGGTGATTGGTCAAGGCAATGTCCCGCAGCTGGAGGACACGAGCCTCAAACGTTGGAATTTTGACTTTATGCTTTTAGCCAACAACGATCTAGGCGGTGATAATTTTAAAACGCCGGCTGAGGTGATCGCCTACCTGGAGGATAAAATCAAAAACGGCACCCAGCAGCGCTTGGTAATTTCCAATGGGACTGAGTACGGAGTTTCTGCACTAATTTACATTGAAAAGCTCGAAAAGAAAGAAGTCCAAGATGGCTGCTACGAAGCCGGGCTGAAACTCGTTGAGTATGTAGAAGCCAAGGCAAAGGAGACCGGGATCCCCTATATCCAGCGGCCGGGTATCATCCCGGTGCTTAAGCCTAAAAAGGTACAAGGCAGTGGATACAACGAGAAGACTTCCGCGGATAAGTGGTCAGCCCTGGATCACGTGATCTGCGGTCCTCCAGGGGATAAAAAAGCCAATGAGATTGTCGGCGACTCTTACATCGTAGCCAGTGACTCACCGATCCAATACACCTATGATCCATACAATTACGATGACTCAGCTATACGTGACTACCTTGAGCGGACGGATCAGCCGATTCAATACACTTATCTTCCAGATAAAAAAGAAGAAAGTCAGGAAGAGAAGAACCGCTATCAGGTTAATTGGGGATTGGATGTGTTTATCGGATGAGCTTGCTTATAGAGAGCGGCGGGGTAAAGGATATCGAAAACATCGCTGGTAATGTCACATTGACCAGTTGTTGGAAAAACGGAGCGAGCAAGCTGGAGTTCACGATCCTACCCGATCTCGCTCCATCCAATGGATCATATTTAACGTTTAGCCCGGGTGCTGACATGTTTGCCGGCCGGGTTTTTGCGCACCGACGCACGCAGGATAGACGGATCCAGGTGACCGCTTATGATCAGCTACGGTATCTTAAGGCTAAGGACACGGTCATGCGCAAGCAAATGAGCTTGACACAATTTGTTGAGGTGATCGCGGCCAACCTGCAGCTGCGGGTGGCCGGCTTGGCCAACAGTGTGATCCCGCTGGATGATTATCTCTTTGATAATCAGACCTATCTGGACATGGCGTATCAGTCAATCTCAGATAATCTGATGGCCAATGGTTACTATTATTGTCTGTACGATCGCTTTGGTGCCTTGGCTTTGACTGACCTGCTGGACATGCGGCTGCCGCTCATTGTTGGGGAGCAGTCGTTGGGCTTTAAGTATGAGTACGAGGTCAGCATTGACTCGGACACCTACAACCAGGTCAAGCTGGCTTATGACAACAAAAAGACCGGCAAGCGGGACATCTACATCGCACGGGATGGCAACAACATCGGCAAGTGGGGCGTGCTGCAGCACTTTGAAAAAGTGACGTCAGGGTCCGACGCCCAGCTAATCGACAAAGCCAATATGCTGCTTAAGCTAAAAAACAGAGAGACTGTAACACTGACGATGTCTGCCTTAGGCGATGTGCGTGTGAGGGGGGGCAGCGGCGTCCGTGTGATCTTAAATGACTGCGGGATAGACCTGTGGGCAATCGTAGATAAAGCTGTCCACAAGTGGTCTAACGGGATCCACACGATGGATCTGACGCTGGTCATAGATGGGAGCTTGTGATATGGCGAGTTTATATGATGCGATCAAAAAAGCAGTTGCTGCCTACATGGATAATGCAGGATTAAGTGACTTATTGTATGCAACGCTGATTGATAAATCCGGAGGGATCCGGATCGAGAAAACTGGCGTTGTTATCCCTGCGAGTATGGTTGATCTGCCTGATCAATACACAGACCGGCAGGTAGAGATCACAATTGACGACGTCAAAAAAACAATCACGCTGCACGATCAGCTGCCAGTTGGATCTCGGGTGGTTGTAATTAAAAAGCAAGGCGGTCAGCGTTATGCGATCGTTGGGAGGCTGCCATGAGGTATAAAGCAAAAACGTTTAAGGTGGATCAAGACAGCGGCAGGATCCGCGGGCTTGTGGATGAGCTGGACTCAGTTAAGCAGGCTGTTCAGATTATGCTTTCCGTGCCACGATTCCAGCATGAGATCTACAGCCGAAATTTTGGCCACGATCTACAGGATCTGATCGGCAAGCCTCTGGATTATGTACTCGGAGATGTCCGTCGTATGATCCGTGAGGCTCTGATGATCGACGAGCGGATCATCGAAGTTGATGATTTTGTAATTGATAAAGTAGACGAGAATTTGCAAGTCAAATTTAAAGTCACATCAATTTACGGAGATTTTTATGAGAAAAGGAGTGTGGGTTTGAGTGAAGGATTATGATTACCAGACATTGCTGGACGACGCGCTAAGTCGTGTCCCAGATGGATATGACAAGCGCGAGGGCAGCGTCATTTACACTACACTCGCCCCTGTTTGCTTTGAGCTATCACGCTCTTACTGGCTGCTTACGTGGCTCATGAATCTGTTTTTGCCAGATACGGCGATTGAGGACTGGCTGGATCGATGTGTCGGCCAGTTTGGTGTGGAGCGCAAGCAGGCTGTCAAAGCTCGTCGAGTTATCAGGACTTACGATAACATTGGGAGTCCTCTGGAGATCCCGATCAGCAGCCGGTTTAGGATTAATGATCTTACACTTGCCGTGACGGATAAGATTGATGCTGGCGTTTATCAAGCTGAGGCAGAGATCGCTGGGATCCTGGGCAACCAGTATCAGGGTGATCTGCTGCCGATCCAAAATATCAACAATTTAGGTCGGGCAGAACTGGGAGAAGTGCTGCTTGAGGGCGCTGACGCTGAGACGGATGACTCGCTGCGTGAGCGCTATTATGATCATGTCCGCCGATCGCCGTTTGGTGGAAATGTGGCAGATTATGAGGAGAAAACGCTGGCAATCGAGGGCGTCGGATCCGTCAAAGTATTTCCGATCTGGGGCGGACCCGGTACGGTTTTATTGATGATTGGCAACGCTGACGGCCGCACAGCTTCCGCGGAATTGATCAAAAAAGTCCAAGATCTGTTCCAGCCTGCTGACGATCCTACTGGTGGGCTGGCTCCGATCGGGCACGTTGTGACCGTATCCACCAGCAAAGACAAGGTGATCGATATCACGGCTAGCCTGCGGATTAAGCCAGGTGAGAGCTTTGAGCTCCTAAGGCAAAAAGCGATTACCGAGATTAAGGCTTACATTGAATCGATCCCGTTTGACGAGTCAACCATCTTCCAGAGTCGCGTTACCGTGGCTATTTTAAATGTCTCCGGGATCTTGGATGCAGTTAATGTACAGATCAATGGTGCTGCAGCCAACTTGGCATTAGATAAAACAGCGCAGTCGTATGAGGTGCCAGTCATCGGCACGATCACACTGCAGGAGGCAGGCTGATGGAGCGGCTTGAGCCGGCTAAGACTTATCAAGAGTATTTGCCGGAGCTTTATAGGGAGCTGCTGGAGATCAAAGCTCTGGCCAGTGTGATTGATATTGATATGAGCCATTATTATGAGCTGCTGCGGCAGTTTGTGGATAATCGATACATTATGTCAATGGATGCCGAGACTGTGCAGCGTTGGGAAGCTATCTTTGAGATCGCTAGTCCAATTAAGGATGATCTGCAGTCTCGGCGCCAGGCAATCCGTGCTAAGTTTATGAGTCAGCCGCCAATCAATCTTGACACTCTAAAACGGATCGTTGAGGCTTATCTGGGCGTGCCGGTATCCATTACCCAGCATCTTGATCCTTACGTCGTGCGGATTACTTATCGTGGCCTGGAGAAGCTGCCAGATCTTACGCCGCTGTACACCTCCATCTATGACACGATCCCAGCCAATATCAAGCTGGTGATCGAGTACGCTTATCAGCTGTGGATTGAGGTAAAAAGCGGTAATACCTGGGAGCAGCTAAAAAGCAAAACTTGGCACGATGTCCTTTATGGATTATGAGAGGAGAGTAAAATCTTGTGGCAATAAAAAGTGTAAAGGTGGCTCTTAATGGCCAAACTTACGATTTAACCTACAACGCAACATCAAAAAAATATGAGGCAACAATCACAGCACCCAGCACAACGTCATGGGGGGAGGAAAACCATGTTTACCCCTTAACCTTTACAGCAACCGATGTCGCGGGTAACACCAAGTCAGACACGTCAAAGACGATCAGAGTTAAGGAGACCGTTAAGCCTACCGCAGCAGTCACTGCACCGACAAACGGTTCAACTGTGGTCACAAACAAGCCAGCAATCACGGTACAGTTTAGAGATGCAGGATCCGGTGTGCTGAAATCGTCAATCGTCTTAAAGGTTGACAACACTGCTGTAGCTGCAGCTGATTATACGCTGACGGATGTCAGTGGTGGGGTTAACCTCAGCTACACGCCTAAAACAGCGCTAACCGACGGCAGCCACACAATCACTGCAAGCTGTAGTGATAATGATGGCAATGCATCGACAACGGCCAGCGTGACCTACAAGCAGGATACAACACCGCCAGCCTTAACCGTTAATCAGCCGACCACACCGACAAATAAGTCTGCTTGCACGATCTCTGGTACGACTTCCGATGCGACATCGAGTCCAGTCACAGTCAAGATCACACTCAACGGTACGGATCAGGGTGCGATCACAGTTGATGCCAGTGGTAACTTTAGCAAGGCCCTGACCCTTAGAGAGAGCAGCAACTCCATCGTTGTACGCTCGACAGATGCCGCAGGCAAATACTCCGAGATTACCCGCACGGTTGTGTTGGATACGGTTGCTCCGGTCTTTGGCACGATCACGGTAACACCGGATCCGGTCAATACGGGCGGTACGATTACCATTAGTGTCGAGGTCACGGATGCCTAATGGTCACCCGGGTTTACGGTAACGCCGGCCTATATTATGTAGAGTTTAATAGGATATCAGAGGGATTGTGGACTGCCACGATCCCTTTTCCTGATTCCTGCGAACTGGTCATTGACCTTTATGCCGAAGATGAAGCTGGCAACGTCAGCTATTACGCGACCTACCTGTTGACGTTTGACTCCAGCAAGCTGCAGGTTGAGATGATGCCGCTGCAGTTTGTGCCGGAGCTGATTGGCCAGGGATACAGAGAGGAGTGGATTGATGAACTACATCATCGGTGAGAAAAAATACGCTGGGATCCGAATTAAAAGCGTAACTGGCGAGCCATTTTACATCAAAGAGGCATCATTTGAACTGAGCCGTGACGGCGTTGTGGTTTTAAGCGATGTTTGTAAGATTGATCGACAGAAACAGATCCTCTATGCGTATCTGGCACCGGCTGATCCGGGCAAATATCAGCTGGAATTTACCTATACGATAGGCATTGAGGATATCAAAGCGAGATTCGGGGTGATTGTACGATGCTGACAATGAGCAACATAGAGGTAACACCGACAACGCTTACTACCGGTCAGCAGTTTAAGGTGTCCGTTGAGGTCACGTCAAAAATGACCTGGACGGAACTTGCCAAGACCACTTGGGATAAGATTAAAACTGCGACCTGGGCGCAAATAAAGGGGTGATTTTATGGCAACACAAACAACAAACTACAAATTTACTAAGCCCGCTTTAAGTGAGCCGGCTGACATTGTAGTTATCAATGATGGTCTGGATCAGATCGATGCTGCGTTAAAAAAGGTTGAGGATTCTGTACCTGACAATTACGCGGGCAGCAGCTCTGCGGGTGGGGCTGCAACGTCGGCGGTTAAGCTGCAGACAGCTCGCACGATCGACGGAGTTGACTTTAATGGTGCATCAGCGATTGCGCATTACGGTACGTGCGGTACCGCAGCGGCAACAGTAGCTAAAGTGGTAGCCTGCACGGGATTTAAGCTAGTCACTGGCGCGCGGATCATCGTTAAGTTTACGGTAACCAACACCGCAGCTAATCCGACGCTTAACGTCAACGGCAGCGGGGCAAAGGCGATCCAGTATCGTGGATCTGCAATCAGTGCAGGATATTTGGCTGCTAACAGGACTCATGAGTTTGTCTATGACGGGACAGCATACCAATTGATTGGAGACATAGACACCAATACAACGTATGGTAATGTCACTCAATCAAAAGCAGGTCTTATGTCGGCTGCAGATAAGGTTAAGCTGGATGGCTTAACGGACGAACATGTGATTCGTAACGTCACCTTAACAGCTGCATCATTCGTAGCCAACATAGATAGCTATGCGAGCTTTTACCCATTTTGTAGCGACTATACAGTTGCGGGCATGACTGACACCTGTACAGCCGATTATGAGGTGGAACCTGCTTCTGATGGAGTGATAGAGCGAGGTAACACAATGGCCGGTAAAATAAGATTTTATGTGAGTGAGCAACCCAGCGAAAACGTTGTAATTAATAACATCATCTGGAAGGAGTTGGGATAATGCTATTCGGTGGTGACAAGAAAAGGATCAAGTACGAAGTCGTGAACTTATTTGACGCAAGGCAATCCCCGGGCAGTGTAAGTGGATCGAGGACATTTGACAGACCTGTTTATGTTGATAAGGTTTACATGTCGTGGTTTCGCAGCTACAACGACTACAAAGCGACGGTAACAGTCAAAGTGACGCTCGAAGATGATACTCAACGGACAATCTATTCAATCTCAAACAGCGAGGTTATCGGTGGTGAAAACGCTGTTTTAAATGTCAACAGCAAAATCAAAGCGATCAGATTTGAGATGTTTAGTGGCAGCGTTGGCGGTAATGGTATAGGCTATCAGCTTACTTTTTTAGCGTTAAAAAATTCGGGGGTGGGGCGCTTAAATCTCCTAAAAAGCCTTTTGTTAAGGGACTTTTCAACCTTTTCGCCAACTCGAAAAACCGTCGGAAAAGAGGTGTCGAACATGCTGTTCGGGGGCTCTAAAAGTAGAGGTAATTCCGCAATTCCAGCTGGCTATAAGCTTAAATTCGGAAGCTTGGCTAAAGCAGAAATTGCTAATGTCATCCCCGTCGCGATCAAAATGTCTAACTATCAACATGAGACCTCTCGCACGGGTGAGACGAGTTACGGGTCTTGTACTATGTATGCGACCGGGGGTAATAAAACATTATTGAGTGATTATACCCGAATGGCTGGTAACTGGCATCTAACTGAAGTTAGCGGAGGTGTTTTCTGGCTTCCAGCTTATTTCGGTACTGATGGATTACATTTCGAGGAGCTTAAAACGATCACGGGATTTTCAGGCAGCCCAACTATCGTTGCTTGGCTCGAGCGGACTGGAGGTGGCCGGTAATGCTATTTGGCATGGGGCAATCTGCAGGCATTAAGCAGCTGATCACCAAGATTAAGCCAACCCGTGTAGCAGCTACTTTTAGCTCAACTGGCAGCACTGTTGGAGGAGGCACGCGTACATTACTGTCGCCAGAATTTCCGGAGGCGATACCGATTACTTACAACTTTACCTCGCGTATTTACAATGGCGGGGCGACTGCTGGTGATACTCAGACGCTAACAGTTTATTTTCTGATCGGTGATACATGGGTGCAGCAATTTACCCAGAGCCTATATCGCACAAACCGCGATTGTACCATCTCTAAAAGTTTCACAAACCTTGATCCATCGTTTAAGGTTCGGCAGATCAAAGCTGTATTACATTTTGGAGATAACAATTTTGTTCAGCTTGATTGCGGGATAAGTGTCAGGGTCGAAGTATAAAGATTGGAGGGATAACATGGACTACACCTCAGATGCTGACCTCTGCCAATGGGCTGAGCAGCAGCTTAACCGTAAAACCATCTACCAGCTCGGCGGGATCGGTAGATATGACTCATCGGGCCGCCGAGTGTTTGACTGTGTGGGATTGATCAAGTGCTTTTTATGGCATGATTACGGTCCGGGTAACGCCGGTTATTATGGCAAGACAGCACCGGATATCAATGCCGATCAGATGTACGCTAGAGCGACGGACAAAGGCTCGATCAGCACGATCCCAGACATCCCAGGACTGCTGGTTTGGCAGCGTGGGCACATCGGGATATACATTGGCAACGGCCAGGTCATCGAGGCCACAGCTAAGCGATGGGGATCCATCGGCGGTTGCGTTGTCAAGTCACAATTCAAAGATAAAACCGCGGCGATGTACCGCGGATCGTGGACACACTGGCTCAGGTGTCCTTTTTTAATGTATGAGGAGGGAGCTAACATGTATTTAAAACCAGGGTATCAGAGTATTGCCTGGCAAGGCCAGACAATCCACGTCTACAAGCGGAAGGACGATCAGGAGATCGGCTTGATGTCAGCCGGCGGGGATAAGGTGCTTAAGACTATTGACAAAATCGACGATGATCACATCCATCATTGCAAGGTCAACTGTAGCTACTTTGTCATGTCTGGATCCGACAGGGGCACTGTTTGTGGGCGTCATCAGGGATTTACCGCAGACGGCCGGCCAGATCAAGTCGAGTGGCTTGATGTTGTCGTGACAAAGGATAACAAGCTGATCGCCGGCGATCTGGCCAGCTGGGAGTACCCGGGGGATGAGGTCAAGGTCGGCTACAGCCCAGCGTGCATCGTCCTGCTGGATGGCAAGGATGTGACGATGGTCTCCAGCGGCTCCGGTCAGTCTAAGTACACAACTGCCAACACTCAGACACTGCACATGCGTGATGCCGACGGTGTTGACGTCTTTGCTGTTGTCTCTGGCAAGCTCAACGGTGTCGCCTGCAGGCAGTTTGCCAAAGCCTATGGGATGACTTACTGTGCAATGCTGGACAGCGGTGGCAGCTCTCAGATGATTGTGGACGGTGCTAAAATGGTTTATACCGGTAGAGCGCTGCCAAACGTACTGACGTTTTACAAGATCGAGGAGCAGCCAGAGCCTGATCCACAACCTGAGCCTACACCAGAGCCCGCTGCTGGGATGTCCGTTGTGGTAGACTCCATTGGTCTTCGGGTACGCAAAACGCTGTCCTTTACCAATAGCAGAGCGTCTGGTGAGATCTTGGCAACGATCCCGATCGGTGGTACTGCAAAGCTGATCCGGTTTTTACCTGGTATCAAACCAGACGGGTATCAATGGGTAGAAGCGGAGTATAAGGGTATCCGCGGGTACTGCCAGTATGACTCGCACTGTTATTGGATTCGAGAAAACGAGGAGGAAAACTAAAAATGGAAATCACAGAAATTATCACTCAGTTTTTAATGCCGCTGGTGCTGGCTGCCTGCTATGCAATCGGTGCAGCTCTTAAGTCTACGGAGCATTATCCAGACAAGTACATTCCGGCCACCATGCTGATCATTGGCGCGGTGCTTGCGCCGCTGGCAACCGGTGACTGGTCAGCGGAAACCATTATGATCGGCGCGATCTCCGGCTGGGCGTCTACAGGTCTTAACCAGACGATTAAGCAGCTGTCCAACAAGGAGTAAGCCCCATGACGGAGTGGGGAGTGGTAGGGGTGCTGATCGCCGTTGTTGGCTTGTTTTTTACAGTAGGCAAGCCGGTGATCAACCTCAATACCAGTATCACAAAACTAACGGTAACCGTCGATCGGTTACAAAAGGATTATGATGACCTCAAAAAGAGAGCTCACGAGGAGGTCAATGACCTGGCCGTAAAAAACTCCGACAGTCATCGCAGGATCCATGATAAGCTGGATGATCATGAGCAGCGGATCACGGATCTGGAGCATGGCCTTTAAATAACAAATACCCCACCTTCCTTAGCCGGAGGGTGGGGTATTTTTTGTCTGTCTGTATATAAACTGTTTAGTTACCACAGTATGAAGTTAATGAAAAAGCTTATCATTTTTGTGGTGACGTGATATATTATAAGTGTAAACGGCAAGTATTGAACAAAGATCAATGCTTTTTGAGTTTATATGAAGGGAGGATTTAGTATGTCACGTCTACCTAGCTCCTTTTTCACGAGGGAACGACCGGTTGTAGCAGCTAAAGAATCTTTAAAAGATATTACACCAATCAAATGGAGTAAAGAAGTTATTGCCGGTACAAAAAAAGTAGTAGTTAAACAAGATCCTAAACAGAAGTGAGGTGTGTTTTATGTGCGAAATTGGGGATATCATTGTCGTAAGAAACTATTTAACAGAGGACGGAAATCGTTCATTCCGTCACTCTTTTATTGTGGTCGAAGATCAAGGCGGTGATATCTTCGGGTTTTCTTATGATTTTGTCGCTAACGTTATGTCATCCATAAAAGATGAGAAGCATAAGGAAAAGAAAATTAGATTTATAGAAAATCTGTTTATTAAATCTGATGATATGCTTGTTGAAAATTCAAATCATAAGGATGCTTACATAAAAGCAGATCAGCTTTACTATTTTGATAAGAACAAAACGGATTATATAGTGATCGGTAAGGCTGTTCAAGAAGTTATGGATGAGTTGATGAAACTGCTGGAAATACTCGATGAAAAGGGAAAATTGAAAGTCATTATTGAAAATTTGAAAGAGTCCGCTTAA